AGCGCCTATCACTTGAGTCTGATATACCTTTTTTAGTTTTGCACCATAAGCAGATGTACCGTAGGTAGCTGTAGAAGAGCCATAAAAATAAGCTACGCCTGTTAAATTAGATAGTGTTATTGTGTTGGGTTGAATAACACCAAACTCATCAAAATCTAATTTTAAGTTAACATCAACATCTACACTGCCCGTAGGCTCAACATATAAAACCAATTTGTAAAAAGCTTTACGTACCCTTGGATCACCAGCAGGTACAAACGGAGTAGCAAAGGTTGCTTGTATTGCAGCCCCATCAAAACTATTACCACTTTCCATCTTGTATGCGTAGCCATCTTCATTAGAAAATACAACTGTTTCTGTTTTTAAGTTGTAGTCACTATCTGCTACGTATGCTTTTATTCCTCTGAGTTCACCCCAACCAAAGTAGGTTCCCTCTGTTCCTGCTAACTGTGTTCCTAAAATTCCTGTAGCACTTGTTGCTGAGACAGTAGACTTATAGCCCAATAGACGGTACTGCGATTTCTTCTTTATGACTACGCTAGAGAAAGACGAGTTAGTAGCAATAACATCTGTAACTTCTTTTTGTATGGACTTAGATACAACTGCTAAGTTAAAGTCACCAATACGATCCGTAGCACTTAGTAGCCGCAGACCATCTGGTCCAAGGAACATCAAGTCCCCACCAACTTCTTGAATTGTATCTGTGTCTACGCAACCCATATTTCTGGTGATAGGCTGCAATACAAAATCTGCTACTGTGTTTCCAGTAAGCCTGTCTATTTTTTCTTCTGCAAAAATAATAAGCTGATCACGGAAAGAAACAATCCCAGTAATCCTACTGCCAACACTTATTACACCAGAGCCATTTGCAGAATTAAAGTCACTATCGGTATATGGGGAGGTAAAAGTTAATATGTCTCCCTTAGCAAAGAACATTTGATTTTTAAAAAATACAACATGTTCTGCACCAAGTACATCAGAAGGTGCGCTATTTAGTTGCGTGTATGTAGTACCATCATATATAAAAGGATAGTTTGTACCGTCTACACCAGCAATCTTTTCTGTCGTACCAATCCTGTACTTAGCAAATCTGTTTTTTGTTGTTGCTGTTCTATTTGCAGTTAGCCAAGTAACAGCAGCATTATCTGCAGGGCTACTTGCTAGATTGGGGCTTATTGATAATGTAGCTCCCCCGCTTGTTACTGTTGCTGTTGTTAATACTGTGTAAATTAAATTGATCCCAGCTACGGTAAAGGTATCTCCAGCTTGGGGTATCCCAGTCAAACCATCAACAATTAAAGACCCACCAGTTTGACTACCGCCATTTACTAAGACAGTTCCATATGAGGGAACATTAATTCTTGTCCAGCCAGATCCAGTACTTTTATAAATATTGCTATTACGGACAGCAATTGCATTACTATTCCATGCTGCAATTCCTAATATTAAATCTGTTCTATTAGTAAATGTAATTGCAGCTTTATCTGCTGGACTACTAGCAAGACTTGTTGTAAGAACTAGCGTTGCTCGTTTATTAGCTGCGCTATAAGAAACTCCACCTACTGCTATTGTATAAGTTCCTGCTACTCCAGCAATTGTAAAAGTTGAACCGTCTGCCGGTTCTTGAAACAGATTACCAACTACTAAAGAACTCCCTGTCTGACTGCCACCATGTACCTTTGGTTCTCCATAAAGAGGAACAAAAGCACTATCATACTTTTCATACCCAGCTATGCGAGTATAGCCCCCTTCGATGGAAGGTTCGAAGTTCCGCAAAACTCTTGCTGAACCCGGAAGCTTAATGCCTTGTTGTAAAGGTGACAAATCACTAACTAGCCCACCCCTAAAATCAAAAGCATACGTTGACCAACGGTCAGGCATTAGGCAATCCTGTAAACATAGGAAACTCTAGGCGCTGTTTCAATCATTGTAGAAGTTATATAGTCATACTGATTGATCAAGATGGTACGCATACTCTTTACGCCCTCTTTAAACTTCTCTTTCATAACAACAGCATCTTGCGTGTTTCCACGAAACAGATAAGCATAATACATTGCACCATCAATAATTACATGACGATACGCCTCTGGAACAACAGGTACATCACTCTGCAATGCTAGTGCTGTATTAGATTTATAGTATTCGTAAGTTAGTGTATATGCCTGATCAGGCGAAGGACTCACCCCAAAATAAAGATCAGGTGAACGAAATACATAAATGGGAACAGTTCTTATTCCAGTGCTAGTATTATATTCTTGATCAACAAATCTTTTTAAATAGTCATCATATGTAATTTTTTGTAGTTTAGTTGTAGCTACACTTAATGCACTATTAAACTGAATGCGAAAGCTCTCCATGTCTGGAGACTTGCAATTGGCGGGAAGGGCGTAGCGAGTTGTTCCAGCTACTAGTGTTACGTTTTGACTTGTAAAATTAAAAGGCCACTCAAACTGTTGCTGATCAATGTCCTGAAGGGCCGCATTGACTGCGTCTTTAGCGTGACCATAAAATCCACCAGCAGCTGCAAAGTTAGTTGACGTTAACTCAACTTCATTAAGTCTCCTGTTAACATCATTAACTAAACCTAAAAAGTCATACGCCATTGTTATTCCTTAGAATTGGTGCGCTTCTAGTACAGTGGTGTCCTGTAACAGTTGATAGTCTTCTTTTGTCTTAATCTCATACGCATCTATGCTCTTATACTTTTTATCTAGTGCGTAGTGGTATCTGTTGTTTCCTATTACTACTCGCCAAGGAACATTTAAAAATTCTATTGGTGCTTTTATGAGGGTATCTAAATCCCCACCATCTTTTAATGCTTCTTCTTTACATACCAAAATGGGATGCAACATCCCACGTTTGTCTATTGAATCAAATAAAGCTGCAATCCACTTTTGTTCTGGTTCAATTCCGTATGTGTTTTTAGTATCAGACAGTTTTACTTTTATCAGTCTGTCTGGGAAATGAATTTGATTTGCTTTTAAATGCATAAATATAAAACGGGGCAGCACCCTTGTGAGGTACCGCCCCTTACAACTTACCTATTAAGCAAGCTGATCACGATCTACTTCATCAGCACTTTCTGCAACGCCATCAACATCGACAACGATTGCATAAACACGAAGTACTCCAGAAGTTACGTTAGCAGCAGCACAGATCAATTTAACATCGATTGTGTCTGTTGTTGTAACCAACTGAGTAAAAGTCGATTGTGCTGTATTGTTAGCACCGCCGTTTGAACCGGCAGCTAGATAGCCTGTTGAAGTAACAGACTGCCCGTCAACAATATCATCACCAGCAGCAAAGTCGATATCAACTGTAGGCGTAGTTCCGTTAAATGCTGTCAGAACTTCTGCGCCAGCAGCAACGATGAAGGTACCAGCAGGGATCTCAAGCACTTCAAAAACATCACCGTTTGTGCAAGTGTAGTTTGCAATCTTGCTGATATCAAGTATTTCTTCAACCATGTATGCTTGTTTGCGTACATCAGGCAAAGCAGCAATGCTGTTAGCGGCAGTTGAAGAACGGGTAGAACCCAGACGAAGGTTAAATGTAGCCATTTATGTTTCTCCTTAAGCCACGTTGTAACGAGCAAGGGTAATTGCCTCAGGACGCAAAATCTTGCGACCATAGAGGTGCATACCACGCACAATATCAGCGAAGCTATCAGGATCACGATAGCTCTCTGTCTTAGTAATCTGCTGGGCAGTTGCTACAGCAGCGTTAGTACCAGCAACAATGATACCGAAGTTCGAAGACTGGTTTGCTGTGCCTGTTGTTCCCGGGCCTGTACCAATCTTGGGCAGGTTGTTGGAAACATAGACTTTGAAACCATGCAGGTTGTTGAGAACCAAACCGTTCAACAGGCCCGATCCACCGAAATCTGCATTCAATACACGGCTGTCCTCATCCTTAAGGACTTCAAGGAATACTGGATCGATAACAAGCCAGCGACCTGCTGTGTCAACAAACTGTGTATCCAACAGACGACCCATACGAGCAATGATAGCAAGCGGGGAAACTGTTGCACCAGACGCTGCTGTTGCACCGGGGAAACGTGGAGCAATAGGAATCGAATGGGATGTTGTAGCACCAGTTGTTGTGATGTTACCAAAGCTGGCTTTGCCAAGCTTCATCGAAGTCAACAACTCATCTGAACCTGCTGTCGTAACAGCTTTTGTTCCGGGAGCAGTTGTACGTGCTGTGCCTGCGTTTGTGTTTTTGGCTGACTGCTCAAAGCCGCAGAGATAG